TTAAACTCTTCTATATCTGTGTCTTCTGTAGCATCCTCAAACAAATCGTAGCCTGTATAGGTAACTTCATCGTTGTTTTCAAAAGCAGCAAGAGCCATTTCTATAGCTCGTCCACCATTCCATGTACCTGTTTCCACTATAGTTTCAGGCTTATAGTATCTAATAATATCAGCCAGCATCTTAGTACGATTAGGTCTAATGTCTGGTGGTAAGGCTTCCTCTGATAGAGGGAAGACCCTGTTACCATCACTGTCACGTAAGGCTCTGTTACTTTCCTCTAAGTTTGTTAGATACTTTCTAAAGGGAGTAGCAAAGATACCCTTCTTTGTATTGGCTGGAGTAAGGGTATGCACTCTCATACCATGTGCTCTGTATATATTTAGCAATCTTTCAAAGATAAAAGCATCATGCCATTCTCTATAGGATAGTATCTCGTTACTCTCATAGGCTCCACGTAGATCACCAAGTATATCCAAAGGTGACTGATGATTTAGATTGAAGGCCATAAAGGATGGATTACTATACTGATCAGGTGTATCAGCCGTTGTATCTCCACTTAGATGTACTATATCAGAACCCTCTGGAAAGAACTTATGTATATAGTCAGATGTAAGATCAGCTACTGGTATGATATTTGTGTTCATCCACAGTAACCATCCACCATCCTTGGTCTTCTCAGCTATGGAGAAGGACTGTTCTGTAAGAGCAAAAACTTTAGGAGCTGTTAGAAGTGTATCTATTCTCCAGTTGTAATCTAGTGTACCATTCTCAGTACCATCGTGGACTGCCATATCAGCACGAAACTCATTAAAGCCCTGCACTTCCTCAAGATTTTTATACTCAATACAATCAGGAAGATCATAGGCTGTTATATCACAATCAAAATAGTAAGCTGTTAGTTTAATATCTGGATGCCAGTACTTGGCAACTCGTTGAAACATCTGGTGTGCATGATCTTTAAGAGAGTTCTCATTGAATGCTGTAACTACATTTATTTGTGTCATTAATTCTTTGCCTTTATTAAGTAATCTACTTCAGCATCTACCATGCCATTAGCTTGTAACCATCGTGCATCGTTAGTCCACTCGACTGCATACTTCGCATCTACCTTACCCCTGCATTCCCATCCTTCAAACCAAGGTCCACCTGTTGTGAAGTGTACATTCTTTGCTTCTAAGTTAGGATCAGAGTGACCATCAAGCCAGTTCCATTCTTCAGGTATACGTCCTATGTCTGCTTCCTTATCAGGTAGCCACTCAAAACCATGCAACCATCTGCCTGATTGTGTATTGACATCATCTATACTAAGGTTCTTGTGTGCCTGATGAGCACAGTTAAACATTATAAGACTTGACCAGTTCTTTCTACGGTATGGTTCCTGTACTTTGTTATCCATCTTGCTACTGGCTTCTGGTTCATACTCGTGATGCACACACCACAGAGGATAGTAATCTAAATTACATATATCAAAGAGGTCTGCCACATCTGTCCTCATATACATATCACAGTCCATGTACAGAGCCTTGCCTTCAAACATATTCAAGAAGGGAACAAGAAATCTGGTAAAGGAAAAGTCAGTAGAGAAAGGACGGCCATCAATCATATCATATCTCTGACCGTCCATAACAGAAAAGTCTCTACGATACAGACCCATACGCTGTACTACATCTAATCGAATTGGCACTACTCTTATTGGCTTCGTTGTTATACGTTCCAATGAGAACTTTAAAACTTGGTAGGCCATATCCTCTTTAGGATCGTAGCCAATATAGACTGTATTCATAGAGTCTCCTTAATTAACAGTTATTTGTCTTGGTCTTTGTTCTTCAGGAATGTTCTGCTTTAATCGAATATGAAGTACCCCATCGGTAAGGTCAGCCCCCTCGACTTCAACCGTGTCGTTAAGGACAAACTTCCTTTGGAATGCTCTCCTAGCAATTCCCTTGTGAACATAGTCAGAGTTATCATGTCTATCACTGGCATCCCCTTCTATAGTTAAGTTACTTTCTTTAACCTCAACCTGTATTTCTTCTTTAGTGAAACCTGCAAGAGCCATCTCTATACAATAAGAGTCTTCACCTGATTTAACAATATCATAAGGTGGATACCCACCATCTGTATTATTAGTAGGGGCTGGAAAATTTGCCAGCATTCTGTCGAACCCAATAAAATATCTAGGCCATAAGTCATTGTTTAACATATCATTCTCCTTTGTTTAGGAACCCATTATGGCATTCCAGTGTGTATTATCTCACATAATTAAGAACTTGTCAAGAACTTTTCAGAGCCTGTAGTCCGATTTCTTCTAGCCACACCTTTTACAGCAGTAGTCGGAAGGCACAGGCAAGCCTTATTTTTTTGTACCCCCTGAGTTCTTTCTTATTATGTCATTATGATTTAACTCACTCCAATATATCTCCAGCCCACTAACACATTCATCAAGACTTGTGAACATATGATATTCTCCCGGTGGTACTACAGTAAAATCCCCGGCATGTAATATAGTCTGATCTGTTAGATCATAGTCATTCTTCCATCGTTCTATCATTAGCTTGCCAGAAATAACATAGAAAGCATTAAACTTTGTCTGATGTTTATGCAATGAGCAATATGATTTAGGCTTTATGTATATCTGATGTATCTCAACAGCAGGACTTTTCAATAGGTCTATCGTGTTACCCCATACTTTTCCTTCCTTCATGATATGTCTACCAGTTCACATACGCCAGCAGTACATGCCAGTTCTTGTGATCCTTTTGTTGTGTCTTCCTTCTCAAACTCTGTAAGTAAAGACCAATCAATACGTTTCTTCGGCATAGTTTTCATTGCTTTGCTATATTCCTCTTTGGTTATCTCCTGATAAGGGGCTTGTATATAACTATGATCAGCATAAGGTAAGAAAGATACACCAGATAGATGATCAAAGTTATCCCAACACCAAGCACCAACTTCTATCCACTCTCTTTCCTTCACAGATATAGTAACACTTGGCTTGTGTTCACACCAGTGTTCTGCATACGTCTTCCATATTTCCAGTTGTTGTATAGCACTAAGATCATTTCTATATACAGACTTAGCATATGTCTTGACAGGAAATGAGAAGACAGAAACATCCTTAGATTCTACATTACCATTTCTTTGAGGTTCATTAGGTATACCCATGTCCTTTAAGAATGCAGTCATAGGATCTTTATTGTCTCCTCTGACTGTTCTAATATAAAACTCTGAGTGTCTAGCATGGATACCACTGGCACTATCTACTAGCTGACTGACAGTACCTGATGGTTTCACACAGGTAATAGCCGTGGACTGAGGTATACCTAGTTTCTCTGCCCACTTCTTATTCGTTGTCACGGCTACGTTACGTAGATATTTAAGAGTATCTTCTAAGTAAGGTATATTAGCAGAGTAAGATAACTTCTCTGGAGAAGTATGTAGTAGTTCACAATCCATAATCCCTGTAAGAGATACACCTAGCAGTCTCTCTTCTTCTGTATTAGTTATCCATCTCTTTCTAAGATAGCCAAAGTCAGTGAGTGTAGATTGAATAGTACCTAACAGGGTAGCTATACGTATCTTTCTTGCCAAAGAATTACGATCATCTTCATGCCTACACACTACCTCTGTTAGATTACAGAATTGATTAGGACGTAGTATAATCTCTGAACAAGGATTAGTTCCAAAGTCTACATCCCATGCTCTACGTTTATTTTGTGAGGCTTTGTATTGTGCTGACTCACGATTAAAGATACCTCGTTCACCACTCTTACTTTCATAGAGAGACTGCCATTCCTGCATAAATATACCAGTGTCAGGACGATTAGTATATACAGCAGAGTTGTTAGCCAAGGCTCGTTGTGGATCAGTATTAAACCAAGCACCAGACTTAGCTGCTCTCATACGATCATCTGATAGATTAGACAAAGATATGAGAGCAGACCTACGTACACCACCTACGACTACCACCTCACCCACCTTACAAACTATATCATGGCACTCTATGGAGTTTAGTTTCCTACCTCTGGCTTCTTCAAACTTACGTATGGTAAAGTCAAACAAGTCCACCAATGGTTGAGGACCACTGGCTCTACCACCAAAGGTTTTTAACCTTGAACCAGCAGGACGTACCTTGGCAACATCTACCTTTGGTATTCTATTTGAATATAAATAAGATATCAAATCCTTGAATGCTCTGGCCCATCCTTCCTTGGAATCAGCCACACTAATAACGTCATCGGTTCTCTCAAACTCTACGTCTGGTATGGTAGGTAACTGATTGACATACTGTCTCTCAACAGAGAAGCCTACACCTGTACCATTCATAAGAATATAAAGTATCTCATCAAAGGACTTTGGATTATCCACTGGTATATAGGAACAATTATATCCAGCTATGTTCTCCCTCTCAAGAGCAGGGCCAGCAGTCATCAACGATCTCATGCTAGGCATTACTTCAAGATTAAGAATAGCATTACGTATCATACTCCAATCCTTGGTATCAAGTTGATCCTTAACCCCAAGGTTTGTTTCTACATGAACTCTAAAGAAACTAATTAATCTATTGACAGTCTCATCCCATGTTTCTCTACGGCCTTCCGATTCCAGCCAACGAGAATATCTGGATAAGTAAATAAAGTTCTGGTACTCAGTCGGTAGACTCATCACTACTCTCCCCATATTCAAGTTCAATTAATAAGTTAATATAATGTACTGCTTTTAACAGGTCTTGTAATCCTTCACCTTTAATACGATGTCTGGTAATATACTTAACTGCATTACCTTCACACCAGTTAAGTTTGTTAGCCATTATATACTCTGTTGGTCCTATGGTCAAGTTCTTATAATGATCACCACCAACCTGATGTTCTTTAGCTCCGTTTGTCATCGCCTACATTCCCCTCTAAATATTTTATTGCTCTTTGTAATAACTCAACACTATCCTTTAACTTCCCTATCCCTGAATTACAATTCTCGCAAAGCCATCCCCTGAATTGGTTTGTTATATGGCAATGATCAAGGCACCATGTTATTCCCTTTCTACGTACCTTACCCTCAAAACTTTTCTCACAAATAGGACACTTGTAATCATCATCAGGATACCTATGTTTTGTTTTTAAGAAATTTACAACACGTACATGAACATTAGTACACTGTCTGCATTGGTGTCTCTTTCCTTGGTACATAGTAGGATCATTTGGGAAATCATCTAATAGTTTTGTCTTATTACATTCAGTACATGTTCTACTATTCTCATCTAATTCTATTATAATTTCTTTCTTAAAGAAGTCAAGTTGTCCCTCGTCATACACTTTATTTCTCCGTTATTATATTATAGATCTTGTATATTATGTTCTTCTTCTTCTTTGAATGCATAGCTGTAAGAGCAAAGCTCCTAACCTGTGACGGTTCTATACCTGCACCATCACATATAAATTCAAAGTTGTCACACGTTACTCCAATACTACAAAAGAACCATGCATGAGCACGGTCCCTGATAACTATATCCTCTTGATATGTCTGTGTATTCTTGTTAGGTTTCTTTAATATATCTATAAGTGCTCGACCAATTATAGCCAAGAATAACCTACGTTCAGGTTCCTCGTGATCGAACTGAATGATAGGATCTACAAATATATCTATGTCATCGTCTTGCATTCTTCTTTCTTTTCCTTTTGACCCATCCTTTCTTCGCAGCCTCAGACAGTTTCTTTCTATATTCAGTATCATAATTAACAGTTCTTTTCTGCGCAGCCTCAGACAGTTTCTTTCTATATTCAGGATCTTCACATCTTTTCTTCATAGCCTCAGATTGTTTCCTTCTATATTCAGGATCTTTCCTAGATTTTTGAAATGCTTCAGAATTTTTTAAAGACTCAGATATTTTCTTTCTCTTTTCAGGATC